ACAAGGCTGTATGCTACAGTATCGCTTGCGTTCGACAAGTCCAGGGTGGCATGCTGACCAGTGATACTGGCTTCACGGGCGATCTGCCTATGAATAGCTTGCCCCCCGTCGAGGTCAATTCCGACGTCCTTTAAACGCCGGCGGATCCACTTGCCAACGGCAAGTTGGAAAAAGATGTTTATAGAAGGTTCAGCCGCAATAGGCCTATCCTTCGTAGCATCCTTTGGGGCAGTCGTGAAACGATTGCCCCTGACCACAACAGGACTTCTTGCAGGTGTCGAGTACGCGCATGCGCGTCCCCACGCCGTCTCTAACCATGGAGGCAGAAACGACAGACACCCTGATGTCATAGATGGCACAGAGTTCATTTTGTCTGCGACGGTTGACCGTACAGACACATCGGAGAAGGTCGCACCCGGACCGTGACGAGGAACAAACTCCCAAGTTTCAGGAGCTCGTCCAAGTACCGTTCTGACTATTTTCCGTATACCAAGGATGTGATGGTACACGCGCTCGTTACAAGAAGGGTGGGATAACCCCTCGAGATACGGAGCGAGTCTTAGGTTGGTCTTAGTGCAAGATTCTTCACCGGCATACCAATTCGCCAAGGCAACAGCCTTGCGGTCAATGGTAGTCGGGAGATCACTACACTTGCGCAGCAGACTGACCGCCGAAGCGTCCAGAAAGTAACTCTCTGCGTCAAGGTAGTCCTTGGGCTCAACTCGCCTCACGGCGATAGCGTCCCAATCCCCAGTCTCCACCAAGCGGCTAAGCTCAGCGGAAGTCGGGGTACCGATGGCGTCGTAGAATCGACGCACAAACCGCTCCACTTCAAATGGTAGGGTTTTCATCTCGTTGGCAGTGGAAGACCGGTTAGGTCGCCGCCTGCCCCTCCTTGCCCATGGCCTTCACGGCCGCCGAGGCGACGAGGTTCGCGAGTTGCGAGACCCCTTCATCCATGGTGGCGGTCGGGATCGCCGGGTCGAAGGTAAACGAGAAGTCGCCCATCATGGCGCGATCGATCGAGGTCACGCCGGTGGTCGAGTTCAGCACGGAGTAGGGATACATGTAAGTACCCTTCACGCGCCGCCGACCATTTGGCAGGTTCTTCGTCGAAATGCGCAACTCGGGACGAGTTGCCGCCGTAGCACCCAGAGCGGGTGCGAAGTAGGTCGCCGGTTTGTCACCCGCCTCCCCAAGGGAGTACGAGTAGACGACGTCGGTGGTCCCGTCGTTCTTCTTGACAGTGATGTTCGCGATAGCGGGCATTGCGCCCTCCTTAAGGGTAAGAGAGAAGAACTACCTTTGTCCGCGCTTCGGTTCTGGCAGGTTGTACCAGGCCCAAGGCGCTTCGACAAAGGGCGGTCTGCGGGCTCGGCCAGGCCGAGGCTTATCCGCAGATGGAAGCTTCTGGACTAGAAGCGAGATGGCCGTTAAGGCTCTTATTGGCTTCAGAGCTGATATCTTCAGTCCGAAGTAAGGCATCTTAAAGCTATCTACTGGGGTCCGAAATTTGTACCAGCCACTACCGTCGGCCCGAAGGCTTAGATAATAGGCTTGGTCGCATCCCGGCAGCGATCCCTGACAAGGGAGATAGCGAGCTGAGTAAGCTAGATGCGTAGTTCGTTTGACGTAGCCTCGCGAGAGCGTCAAGCCCGCGAAATCGGTCAATGATGAGAGGTAGGCGTCAACGTTGACGAACCAACCCACCACAAACGACCATGGAATCGCATCCCAAGCAATGAGAGCAGGGTTTAGGAGCCCTAGCTGCTGCATCAACCTGAGATTGGGATTCGTGACGGCCACGTCAGCACCGACGGAACAGAACGTCGTGTAGGTCCTTGTGTTTATTTCACTGGCTGGTAAGCCAGTGTTGTAGACCAACGTATCCGTACCGCCTCCACGTCCTTTAGCGTGGACTACGGGCAGGGGTTCTTGAAACACCTCACATGCACCGTATATGTCTTTAACGAGGGGCTCCCAACCGAAGTGGAACTCTAGCCAAAGGTCAGCTAGAGTACGTGCAACGCCATACTTGACGTCTAGCACGCGCTTGACATCCCTAAGGGATATACCAAGCGAACTTGCAACCCCTGAGGGGCTGCGAGTCTTTAAGGCATAGAGAAACGCTGTCAATTGCTTAACACGTTTCGTTATCATGCCGTCGGCTTGCCGATACTGAGCAATGTCGATACCGAGACTAGTGGTATCGCCCAGTTTTGCGAGGAACTTGGCGTAAGCTTTGTTGTACGCAGACTTACCAGCGTCATGACCGTTGTCATCCTTCAAGAGGAAGATCAGCCAGTCAATGTCGTGGAGGTTCGATCGTGCATCCCACTCCGCAACCAAGTGCTCATGCAAGAGACTCAAGTTATACGGCCGCTTTTGGCGGTACGTGACTATGATGTCCTTGAAGAGCGACCCGTCGGCTTTCTTGATCGTGAACGGTCCCGTGACAGGTGCAACCATGGTGGATGTCCAGTCCACCTAGGCAGTTGTCAATCGGGCCACACGCAAGGGAGGACTACCCGCCCAGAGGTAGCCGACCATCGTCGCAATCAGCGAGGTTGAGGTGGCAGTCACGCCACCCGCTGATAGGGCATTCTTGAAGTTGGTCTCAGACGTTCTGTCAGCTCCGTACGAGTATACAAAACCCGATACGAAACCGCTGTCCGCGAATTCCCGATAGAAGACCCTTATGAGGTTGCCTTCGGGTACCGCGATAGCAACGAGTTGCTTGACAGACGCCATATAAGACGCTCCTAGATTTACCGATCTTCTTACACCGTTCTGCAGGTTGCAGGCGGCAGAGGACCGAAATGCCTAACCAGGCATAGAAAGGCCACCTCTCCCCTATTAGGGG